ACCCGAAGGCGCCCCTATAAATTATTTTATTATGCTGGGTTTGCTAAAGCAACCAGACATTCGTATTTGACTCTTGAAGTTGTATTATTAGTAAACTTCAAATTCCAACCCATATGAGCAGCGCCTGTAGGCACTTCACTTGAATCGTAGTTAAATAAACCTACTGTCATACCAGAAATAAACTCATCTGCTGTATTATCTTCAAATAAGTTTGTTCTGTTTGCACTTGACGGTGCGTTATTAGTTTGCAACTGTGTAGCAGCCCATAAAGGTGCTCCAGCAGCTGAATCTGCATTTGACCAACTTGACATATTATTCTCTCCCTTTTTAAATGTTAATAGGTACTCAATTTTCTATATAGTACCTATATTTATAAGGGAGATTGATTAGAAACCGAGTTTTTTCAACTCTGCGATTGTTTGATTTGCGTTTTGAAATGTAATTCCTATGCCACCTCTTTGAGTAAACTCTTTGGTGTTCTTAACATAATCGTCAATTAAGATAGCTGATTGACCAGCCACTTTAGCATAGTTTTTCTTTTGACTTCTCATCACTAGATTGATTCTACTTCTATCAATATTAGTGTTTCTCATAACCCATTGAGTTTTGCCTGGAATGCAATTAGGGTCGTGTGCGTGTTCTACATAAGCACTTAATATATGTGGATTGTACTTCTTAACAAAATTGTATAGTTTCTTACCCTCGCTAAGCCATGGTCCTTTTGACCAAAAATCTTTCTTAGCTATGATAGGATCCCAACGCTCTTTTCTTCCGAGGTCAGTCCACTTATTAATACTTAAACCTGTTGTCTGTTCAATGTTCTTTACAAAGTCAAATAGAACACCGTCCATGTCAAGGTATATTCTAGGTAAGTTTTTCATAGTGTTTTCCTTTTTATTATGACTTATCCTAACATATTCCTAGCCATATGGCAACAGCTTTTTTTAATTATTTTTTGAAGCCTGGTATGACTATTTTTGGTAGTCTACCTTTGGTTCTGTTTCAACCTTAGTTTTTGCACTTCCGACCAATGTTTTTCCCTTTGTTTTCTCTGATTCGCCATCAGCGTCATTAGAGGGTGCGACATCTTGTGCTTTCATGTACTTGGCGTTTTTCTTCATTTCTTCCAAGTCTTTAGCTGCATTTGACCATAGAGTATTAACATCTTCTTTTAACTTCTCTATATCAAAACTTTCTTCTTCTTGTGTTACAACTGGTTTCTTTTCACCTTTTTTAGGGTCATTGTAACTGTCGTGTTTCTTTTGATTGATTACGCCGTCAACAGATTCTTTTTTATCTTCTTTATCTTTAATTGCTTTCTGTAAAGCAGGTGGTAATTTCTTTTGGCCAGCAGTTAACTCATTAACTTTAGCCTCATCTTTACCCTTATACTTTTTATCTAACTTATTAAAAAAGTCTTTCTTTTCCATATCAGACATTGCGCCGATACCTTTACCAGTCTTTTCTAATTCTTTTTTAAACATATCTTGGTAGGCATTGTCTTTAATATGCTTTTGCATTTCTTTAACGACTTCGCTCATGCTACCACTTTTACTTTCTAAATAACTCATCTTTATTCTCCTTTTACTTTGGCAGCTAAGTCTTTGTCTGCACCACCCCAGGTTCCTGAGGATTTTGTTACAAATGAATTTACTCTAGCAAATGCCCATTGTTGCTGTGAAGCACCTGGTCGGTGTCCACCTCTCCAAGCGGCCATTCCTCTATCGTAAACCTTTTTTAAAATACCGTATGGCATTCCAGATTTTTCAGCTTTCTTTTTTAAACCTGCAATCTGTTCGAATTTCATCTTTGCCAAATCGTGTTTTGTTTCTTCTTTTTTTGTTTTTAAACCTGTCTTTTTCATTCTTTCAAGGTCAGTTAATGACATTGCGTTTTCTTCAGCTTTAACTGTTGCACCATAAAAGTTTTTAAGGTCTGTAGCATACTTGTTAAGGTCTGCACCTTTACCATCTACTTTTAATGCTTTCATTGTTCCTGAAATAGTAAAACCATGTTTTGCTAAATCTGTTGAAGCTTTAGACATTTGGTCCATAGATTTAAAAGAAACAGTCATCTTTTTAAACTCTTTGATTGTTTCTTCTTTTTTCATACCTAATAACTTATCAGCAATTTCATGTCCTTTTTTGATAGTCTTTTTCTCTAAAGGTGGTTCGTCATTATATTTCTTTTTAGCAGTTGACATACCAATTGCATATGCTTTATCTTTGGCCATTTCATCTAAACTTTCATTGGCTCTTTTTAATGCGTTCTTCACATCTGGATGGTCAGCTAAACCTGGTGAAACTTTGTTAATTGTTTTAACTGCACCAGAATAATTACCTTGTTTGTAACGAGGGTCGTTTAAAATTCCATATGCTTGTTTAATTTGAGCGCTAGTAAAATTACTTTTTTTAGCACCACCTTTTTGAGGTCCTGAACCTGGACCACCTTCACTCACTTCTTCTTTTTTAAATGTGTTACTGCCTTTTGGTGTAACCATTACAGATAAACTTAAATAACCGTCATCTTCACCACCATCAATACCAATGCTTGCGTCATCAGGATTTACACCTTTTTTTTCAAGGTAATCAATGATTGCTTCCATATCTTTTTCAGCGTCATAATCTTGTGATGGCTCGTATTCTTTATTCATAATGATTGAACCGTCTGCGTCATCAAACTCTACATCAATCATACCATCTGTGACCATATCTTCTAAATCGTTTTGCATTTTTTGAGGGTCTAATCCATAAGGCACTTCTGGTTTTTTAGGTTCATCTTTTTTAGGTTCGTCTTTTGGCGTATCAGGTTCATCTACAGGTTTTTCATCTTTGTCGACCTTTGTTAAATTGCCACCTATACTTTTGTGAGTAACTTTACCGTCTTTACCATATCTGCCAAATTTCATGTAATCTAAACCCATTGATTTTGCTTTGTCTGAAGCGTCTGATTCTGATAGTTCTTCCATCATACCTTTTTTCTTCATTACTTTTCTAGCAATGTCTTTAAACTTTGAAACATCTTTTTTCTTTTGGTCTTCTTTTGCTTTTTCTAACTCTGCTTCAGAAGCTTTTTCTTTTGCCATTTTATCTTTTAAATGTTTGTATGCAACACCGACTTGAAGTAATGGTTCACCTGTTTCTGGATTTACCAACTTTTCTGTTTCTTTTTTGGCAACTTTAGCTTTATCTGTTTCTGCTTTTTGTTTTAACTGAGCAATTACTTTTTCTTTATCTTCTAATTCTGATTTTAATTTTTCTGCGTCTTCTTCTTCGGTAAGTTGTTCACCTAAAATAGACTTAACTACTTTAACAGATAGTTTTAATTCTTTTGCAATATCAGCTGCTGTTGCACCTGCTTTTCTCATTGCGTCAATCTCTGACATTCTGCCTTCATTAATATATTCTTCGGCCTTTAGACCATTACCTTGAGCAGCTAACTGCATATCTAAAATCTTTCTCATGTTACCAGATAGTTCGATACCACCTGAAACTTCTTTTACTTTTAGACTATGTTGTTTTGCAAGAGAAATCATATTTGATTTTTCTTTATCGTTTCTGAAACCTTTGATAGTGCCTGTGCCTTCTTCTAACACTTCTACTTCTTCAGCAACTTTAATTTTTTTAATTTTATCTGCTGTGTAACCATGTTTAGAAATTAATCTAGCCATAGCCATTTGTGAAATAAATGGTATATTACCACCATATAATTTTTCTAAAGCATTTTTATTACTATCAAACTTTGTAAACATAGCACCAAGTTTGTTTGCATTAGTAACTGAAATTCTTGCACCTCTTAAAGGTTCATATTCTTTTTTTAACTTAGCAATCTGTTGGTCTGAAAATGCTTCAATCATATGTTCAGTAGCAAAGTCTGGATTATATGTCATGTAATCTACAACTGAATTGATGTAGTCTTTTGCTTTTGTAATTTTAGATTGTACCCATGCTTCAAGTTGGTCGTCATCTGATTTGTCTTGTAACATTGATGATAATTTTAGAGCTTTATCAGCAACTGCTTCAAGTTCACCTCTTGCCATAGATATTTCGTGGTCATCTGCTTCAACTAATTTAGACAACTGATTAATGTTTGCGTGTTTGATGGCTAATTGAGTAGGAATATCCAT